TGTAGTAGCTTGCCTTGTTGACAGCAGATTTTGTAGCGGCGAGCAGGGTGGTGGTGTTGGATTTTGCCATCGGATAAAGGATTAAGATGTTGTAATTAATTATAAGAGATGATTCACAGAATCATCATCTCTTATAATTAATAACATCATCTAAGGGTCGGCGGTGGAGGGTCAGGGCTGAGTACAACTTGTTGTACTTAGAAGGGGGTCGGTGATTGTCCGTCGTCGGCCTATTACCCAGCAGTTCGTCGGCATAAATGACCACGTATACACGGTCTTCTACCGCATACGTAGCACTCGGCACGAACACGGCAGTCGTCGCAGCGCTGCAAAAAAGCTGAAACTTTGTGCAGAACCGTGCACGTGTACGGTAGACAGATATCATAAGTGCGTTCGGGGGCAGGCTCGCTGGCGGCTGTACATATATATAATCCCCCAGATCTGTATTTCTCCCATTTTTTTTCAGTCCCGCTACCTTTTTCGCCATTTTCCGCCGTTTTTTCTGCGGTGGCGCGATTCTTTCCCAGGTATCTGCTGAGGTGTAATCCTTATGATCCACAGGGGGTTACGCTTCCTCATGTAAACTGATGATTCAGGGTTGTTTTTTAGTTTTTTCTTGGTTAACTTTGACAGAGTAAACGGTTGATTCAAGAAAACACAACGATTCTTCTTGGTTTTTTTGTATATGCTGTTAATGATTCGACTTTAACGCTTTCTTGGTGAACACGGGTCAACTGTGTTCGAGATTTGGGGGTACCCTCGCAGCAATGCGGGGGTATTTTTATGTCCTATATTTGTTTCAAATAACAGACCATGGCATTATCGGTAACCATTTCAGAAGAACTGATCCTAGACGGTAACGACAGGAGCAATACGCACACTGCTACGTTCACTGTTAACGAGTTGGACCATAGAGTCCTTACTATTGACAATACAGAGAAGAGTATTTTGCTGTTTGACACGGCAAATGAAGCAGGTACGATCAAAGACGGGAACCTAGCGTATTTAAGGATTACCAATTTGGACGTTTCCGACACGGTTACGCTCCGTATTCGCGATGCTGCTCAGGAATTCATGGTTCGGCTAAAGGCTGGAGGCTCTTTTATCCTTACAGAGGACAAATTAGATGCGGATGCTACGGGTAGCGAAGAAACGGTTACCCTCTCTCAGATCAACAAGATATCTGCGGTGTCTTCCGACGCTTCTGGTTCGAAGTTGGAGATTTACGCAGCGTCTAACATCTAATAGTCGGGGTATGTCTGAACCAAAGCAGTATTTTTCGCTCTACAATCTGCTCAAGAGGGCAGCGGAAGCCAGACAGCCCAGAGAAGCTGCACGTTTGGCTCGCCGTCAACTTAGAAACCCAGAGAAATACGGGAATGTAGACTTGTCCTTGCAGATGGGTATGTCTGACAGCGAGAAGAGAGAAATAGAGGCGACCGCTGCAAAACGAGGTGGCGCAGGTGGAGACGACTGGATGGATATTCCAGGCGTAAAGGAAAGCAATGTGGCTGCTGGCGCTGACCCCGATAAGGCCTTTAAGGAGGACATGAAAAATGCAGACATCGATAAGACTTTGTCTGATCGTCTCGAGGCACTTGCAGCTATGATCCAAAAACAAAAGGCTAATAAGCGTGAGAGATTAAGAAGGAGAGAGGATTTTCTTAAGGATAACGCTTTTTATTTTGGCGATCCAGAGAGAGAAAGTAAAATCAATCGATTTCTTCAGGAAAGGAATAGAGATAAACAAAAAAAGCTCACCGATAAATATGATTTGCAGGGGGTGCGGCCATCTTCTCGCTACAGAACAATAAAGGGTCGTTTCTAGATTATATAAAAAACTTTTCCATGCGACTAACATCAACTATCATATTCCTCTTTTTTAGTTCGCTTGCAAATGGTCAGCCAGACCTGATCGTTCAGGATCTGTACACTGACAGTCTCTGCCTTGGTCCCAACCCATACTTTTCTGTATACTTCACTATTACGAACATTGGTGACGAAACGTGCGAGTACTATTGCTATGAGAAGAATGGAATTGAGGTGTGCCCCGACACCACAATATTCGATTGGTCACTAGACCCCAACGAAGCCAGGTACTACTCACTAGGGTGGTTGAACTACGATGGGTTCGGAGAGCCATATACAATCGAGGTTGTCAATGCTGTAGGAGAGGTCAACACATCGAATAATGATTCAACGATGATTGTGCCAGATGCACACATTTGCGAAGAGATGCTCAATGTGGATCTTGCAATTGACACCGTGCTTTATAATACAGGTTGTGATGAATACGGCCCATACTTAGAGCCAAGCATCTATATGTCCAACCTTGGGACAGATGACATCACGGAGCTGTGCATCAAGTTTCAGGTATTAGGTCAAACTAATGATACGGTTTGCTTTACTGGTCAGAGCTACCTCCCACTTGCATCTGGAGATAGCGCGGTACAGGAATGGCCTAAGCTCTACGTGGACGGAGTGTTGAGCCTGCATCTGCTGGATGTAAATGGACCATCACCTTTTTCTTGGTTGGATTTCGGTATAGACGAGTGGACCTATAACAACACATATGTAGAGGTACTCCCTACTCTCTCTAGCTCTTGGTGTGTTTCTGGATGCACTGACGAGACAGCATGTAACTACGTAGTAGGGGCAGCCTTGGATGACGGGAGTTGCGAATACCCAGAATTGTATTACGACTGTGACGGGGAGTGCGAATACGACACTGACGAAGACGGTATATGCGATCAGCTCGAGGTGCCTGGCTGTACTGACCCAGAGGCAGATAACTACAACCCAGAAGCAACGGACGATGACGGGACGTGTGAGTACACTCCGAACTTTGTTTGCGAAGTTTACGACGTAGATGAGCTGAACGTGTACCCCAATCCCTTCAACGATATAGTGTACGTGTCAACGCTCCCGCAATCTGTATGTAGGGTAAGAGACATAAACCAACGTATAGTTATCGAAAACACAAGCTCTTCGGTTATCGACACATCGCCACTACAGAAAGGTATGTACCTGATTGATTGGATTGTGGATGGCAAAGTCGTTGCAATCAAGAGGATTATAAAAGAATAAAATGGATCTCGAAGTAATTAGATTTAACAGTGGCGAAGATTCCACTAACGGTGTGTTGTTTGATATTACTGACGGCAGAAAATTTCTGTGCTACACACTAGAAGATGAGCAGCGAGAAGAGAAAGTGTTTGCAGAGACCTGCATACCTAACGGCAAGTACGAGATACGCTTCAGAAAGGTGGGAGGGTTCCACGCAAAGTATTCCGATAGATTCTCTAGCTTTCATAAAGGCATGCTAGAGGTTTGCGACGTACCCAACTTCAAGTACATACTGATTCACTGCGGCAACACAGACGAACACACAGCGGGTTGTTTATTGGTGGGTGACACCCAAGAAAACAACAACATCAAAACCAATGGTTTTATTGGTAAATCTACCCAAGCGTATAAAAGGATTTACCCACCAATTGCAGAGGCTTTAGAGCGAGGAGAAAAGGTTACGATCAACTACACAGACTTCTGGTGCTGCTCTAAGTCTCGGTAAAACCTTTGGACAAATAGTCTTGCTTTCTGGGTTATAGCATATCTAACCCTGTAGTTGTATTTCGTTTCTTCCCTGAAGATGTGATCCTCATATGTGTCTGAGGGTGTAAGCTTATCGAAATGCTTGTATATGTACCCAGCATTTACCAGGGGGTAGATATATCTCTTTCCAATATTTGATTCGCTCACATCAAAGTCTTTGCTAGCGTACTTGATGGTGAAGAACTGTAAGTCATACGCCCACAGTAAGAACTCCACCTTGGAGAAATCCATCCCAATAATTTTGGAGTACTTGAGCCTCGCCTGCTTTAGACCTTTCAGGTAATTTTTATTTACATAGACTCGATCTTGTTTAGCAAAATCCCTGAATAAGATTTTTCTTGGTACCTTACTTCTAGGCATATAGATTAAATTTGTTTCAACGCAAACCTATGACAAAAGAATTTCAATTTCTCATGCATATGCAACGGTTGATGTTTGAAGCAGAAGCATTGGCCAAGGAATATGATGTAGAAGATAGATTCATATCTATTATGTTTGCTGGTCTTATCACCGAAACGCTCGAGGGTGAGGCAAAACTGAATGCCATGTACAACATGAACATTCAAGACTTTAATGAACTGCAAGAAATACTAGACTTTATAGATAATGCATATCAGAACGAGACAAGGACAAGTCTCAATGATGATGATTTAAACGACCTGTTAAGTGGGACAGGCATAGAACTAGAGTAAAATGGATGGAGTAATTAGAAAGATTGTCATTGGGAAAGACCCCAAGGACGCAATGGCCTATTACATAGGCATGAGAGCTGGAAGGGGAGAGGTAAGCGCTATCATTTGTGATGAAAGACACCTTCATAAATATGGTAAAATGAGATATTTGATTTACCTTCAGGACAGCGATTCGCAAACCCTTTGGAAGAGCATAGATGACATGCCCTGCATGTTAGAGTTTGACTGCAACTTTTGATATGACAAGGAACGAACTGTATACAACTGGAGGAGAATTTGTTCTTCCAGACGGATCGGACTACATTGGGGGCTATCATGTTCACTTCAGCAGGGGTGCCATGGTAGGATCGTTTCATAAAGTAGAGCCGCACAGTAGGTTGACACCAGTTAATGATTCTGTTCGGATGCTTGTTGAATCAATTATGGAGGAGCTCGTAGGTGAAAGCACCGTGAGCACTTCATCTTCTCCTCGAGTATCTTCGGGGGGCGCTTCAGGAGGTTACTAAAGACCAACTTAATTTAAATAAATGAAAACCTTTAACCTGTTCGTTGTCGAGCTAGACAAGACCGTCAACGACACCATCACAACCAATAGCGGATTAGAGCTATACATAGCAAGTAGATTCAATGAGTTTGAAAACAGAATTACAGAAGGCCCTGTCGTGGCTGTCCCGTTCAAGTACGAAACTGGCGTCGAGCCTGGCGACACGTTGTACTTCCACCATCTCGTGGTTGTCAACGAAGGCCAGCCACTTACTGGTCATGATAATCACTACCTTGTCAGGTACGATCAAGACCACGCTATCAATAATCAAGCTATTGGCTTTAAAAGTAGCAGTACTGGTACTATCCACCCTCTTGCGGGTTGGAGCCTTCTTGAGCCTGTCGAAGAAGAGAAAGTTCAAGAATCGGACCTTATCGAAGTTGTCAAACTTACAGAGAAACCAACAACAAGAGGTAGAGTCGCATTTACGTCTCCTGGGATTGAAGAGATAGGACTGGAGGTCGGAGACATCGTTGGATTTAAAGAGAACCGCGACTACCGCATTAAGATTGACGGGAAAGAATATTACCGTACCCGTGTGGAAGACTTAATGTATAAAGAGCTCTGATATGTTTAGTAAGGAAGAAATTTTTGCTCTCCTTTCTGACGAAGGGGCTTGGCTTGCTGATGGCTTTGACGCCGCAGTAATAGGAATCACATTTGGTGTAAACATGGTGGCCGTATACAGCGTACAAGCGTGTATTGATATTTTAATGGAGGAGGATAAGATGAGCTTTTCAGACGCCATTGAGCATTTTGAATACAATATTGCTGGGTCTTACTTAGGTGAGAAGACACCGATATTTGTTTACGATATTCAAGAAGATGCCTAAGTTTACTACAGTGAGCGCTGCGCAGCGGCTTATGTCTAGTATGGAGGTCGCCATCAACAATATGATTGATGAAATCAAAAAACCTGTTGATCCAGAGATCAACGGGAGTGCGCGTAAAGCTGAACTGCAATCAATAAAGCAGACAGCCACAGATTGTAAAGAACTAATTGTTGAAAGACAGCGATTAGAACAAATGATAAAGGACCTAAACGAAAATGGATCTATCGAAGAAGCCAGAGACTACAGCGGAGGATTCGCTGAAAGATTCTCAAAGTAACCCTAGCGGGCTGATTTATTGGGACGATTATGACTTTGATAATCAGTCAGTTACGATAGAACACTTAAAGGTAAACTTTAAGCTCTCTTAGCTCAGTGGTAGAGCAGCGAACTCATAATTCGTAGGTCATTGGTTCAAATCCAATAGAGAGCACAGCATGCCATATAAGAGGAGGGAGGATCAAGCGGCTGCGGCAGCCAAGCACTACAAGGAGAACAAGAAAAAAATTATCTCTAGAAGTTCGGCTAGAAACAAAAGGCAGAAAAAGAAGAACAAGGAGTTTGTATACAGGGTCAAAAGAAGATACAACTGTGTTGACTGTGGAGAGTCAAATCCCATAGTTCTTGAGTTTGATCATGTAAGGGGAGAGAAGAAAAAGGCAATAGCTGATATGGTGGTAAACTATTACAGCATAAAGACCATAAAAGAAGAAATGAGAAAGTGTGAGATTAGGTGCGCTAATTGTCACAGAATAAAAACATCAGAAAGAAAATAAAAATTAAAATGAAAAAGCTAGCCGTAAAGATTGAAAAGCACAAGGTTCGGAGAAAGGGGGTGCATTCAAAGACGAAGCACTCTAAGCACAAGGGTTCGAAGAATTACGTAAAAGCGTATGCTGGTCAAGGTAGATAACTATAAAGATGAGGCGATCTGCATTTGCCCCAACGGTACGCAAGGTGATGTTATCGAACTCGGCGGGATACTCATTGTTCTTCCCACTGCGCCGCCCGAGAAGGAGATTGCTGGATATGGAAGATCAGCAGACCTGCAGATGTGGGAGAGAGTACCTATGCCCAAGGAGCTGTCTCGGATTGGCTCTATGGATGAGTGGAGCGAAATGCCGAGGGAGTTTAGACAAAAGTTTTCTGCATATATCGAAGAGGAGTTTCGCCGTCGGCGTGAGGGCTTTTGGTTTTACAATAATGGTGAGCCTACATATATTACAGGGCGTCACTACATGATGCTGCAGTGGACCAAGATTGATATTGGTTATCCTTCTTATCTAAGCTTTCAAAGAGACATCTTTATCCATATGTTGGCCTGCGAGGTTGACGATAGATGTCTAGGTCAGCTATATACAAAGTGCCGTCGTAGCGGATACACTAATATCTGTTCTGCTGTCTTGCTTGATGAAGCGACTCAGGTAAAAGACAAGCTGATGGGCATACAGTCAAAGACTGGTAAGGACGCTCAAGAAAACATATTCATGAAGAAGGTAGTGCAGATGTTTAGGCACTATCCTTTTTTCTTTAAGCCGATTCAGGACGGTACTACCAACCCTCGTATGGAGCTGGCGTTTCGTGAGCCATCGAAGCGTATCACGAAAAACAACAAGACTTCTCAGAAAGGTGAAGCGTTGAATACGGTGATCAACTGGAAGAACACCACTAACAACGCATATGACGGTGAGAAGTTGCATATCCTGTATCTGGATGAGGCAGGCAAATGGGAAAAGCCTACAGACATACGGGATGCGTGGAGGATTCAGCGCACCTGCCTTATCGTAGGTAGAAAGATTGTTGGGAAGGCACTGGTGGGGAGTACGGTAAACCCCATGCCCAAGGGCGGTAAAGAATACAAAAGCCTTTGGGAGGACTCTAGTCCATTAGAAAGAAACAAAAACGGAAGAACACGCAGTGGACTATATCGATTATTCATCCCAGCCTATGAGTCTCTTGAAGGGTTTTTTGATGTTTACGGATATCCAGTCGTTGAAGATCCTGATTCGCCTGTTGACAGTCTTGACGGTGATAGCATTAGTATTGGAGCTAAGACGTATCTCAAAAACGAAAGATCATCATTAAAGGACAATGCCTCAGAAATGAACGAGGTTATTCGTCAGTTCCCATTTACCTCTGACGAAGCGTTTAGAGACAGTATCGAGGGCAGCGTATTTAATATCGGCAAGATATACGAGCAGATAGAGCACAACGAAGACCTATTTCCTAACCCTGTAGTCGTAGGGAACTTTGTGTGGAAGGGAGGGATCAAGGATACTGAGGTAGTTTTTACCCCAGACCCCATAGGTAAGTTTAAGGTTTCCTGGATGCCACCACCAGAATTTAGAAACAAGAAGGCGCAGGTACGTGGCAAGCGAGTGGCACCTAATTCAGAGGTGGGTTGTGGCGGAGTTGACTCCTATGACCTTGACGCTACGGTAGACGGAAGAGGTTCTAAAGGTGCGCTGCACCTGTACAATAAATTCCACATGGAGCATCCATCTAATATGTTTGTATTAGAGTATGCGTCTAGACCGCCCCTAGCCAAAATATTCTATGAGGACGTATTGATGGCTGCTGTATTTTACGGGTACCCAATATTAATTGAGAACAACAAGTATGGCATTGCAAGATACTTTGAATCAAGAGGTTACGACGGTTACTTAATGGATCGACCACAACACTTGAAGAGTAGCAGCGCGAAGGTCAAGGTCAAAACAAAAGGTATCCCGTCCAACTCTCAGGATGTTATTCAATCTCACGCTCATGCGATAGAGTCATATATCCACGATCACGTTGGAATAAATCACGAGACGGGCGAGGTGGGCAAGATGTATTTTAACGAAACCCTAGAGGACTGGATATCGTACAAGATAGACAACAGAACAAAGTTTGACTTGACAATTAGTTCTGGACTTGCGCTACTTGCTGCTCAAAAGGTGAAAAAGAAAAAAGTACAATCGTTTGATGAACGCCGTTTTTTCAGGCGTTACAAAGTCATAGGCTAATTTCCTATATTTGTGACATATACTCTTTTGTAAATGAAACAATATAGCGGCAAAAAAAACTTTCCTGATCCACTCGCTTCTCAGGAAAAGAAAGAGAGTAAGTCATACGGGTTAAAGTACGCCAAAGCTATTGAGTCTCAGTGGGGTAAGAGGTCTGATAGCAACTCTTTGTTTTCAAAAAGATACACTTCTTTCAAGAGGAGTCAAGAGTATGCAACTGGTGTGCAAGACACGGCCATTTATAAAAGGTTGCTTAACAACCTAGACCCCAATGCTGGTGACGGCAGCTTGATGAACCTTGACTTCACCCCTGTCCCCGTCCTCCCAAAGTTCGTAAGGATAGTCGTAAATAAAATCCTTGGTAGAAACCTTTACCCCAACTTGGAGGCAGTAGACCCTTTGTCTTCTTCTGAGAAAAACAGGGACAAGAAAAGAATTGAGATTCAGGTTGCTCTAAAGAAGCAGCTCATGGCTTTTAGAGATAAAACGGGTGCGACGATTGGGATGGACCCAGAGATGATCCCAGACAATGAAGCCGAAGCGGAGATTTTTATTGGGGAGAACGTAAAGAGTGACGCAGAGATTGCTGCTCAGGTAGCAACGGACATGACGCTCTCTTGGAACAATTTTGATGACAACGTATTTAGACGCTGTGTAAATGATCTCGCTACCAGCGGCATGGCTGTCGTCAAAAGATCTAACGACCCTAACTACGGAATCAAAACACACTACGTAGACCCCAAGGACTTTATTCATAGTGAAACTAACGACCCCAGCTTTGATGATATCACATATGCGGGTCACGTTAGAACCATGCCTATCCAAGAGCTAAAGAGAATAGCTAGCGGAGAATTAGAGGAGGAAGATTTCCAGAAGATAGCCAAGAAGGTCACAGGCAAAACTGGTGGAGGGTATCAGTATGACAATTCACTAGGTCGTAACATTTACGAATATGACGAGTATTCAGTAGATGTTTTGGAGTTTGAGTTCCTGTCTACAGACTGTATGTACTTTGAAGAGAAGGAGAATAGATTTGGAAACAGAAACTTTTTCTACGAAGGCTTTGACTATAAAGAGAAGTCAGGTAGTGTCTTTGAGCGCAAGCCGCACAAGATGGAGATCGTCAATGTGTACAAGGGCTATTTTGTACTAGGGACTGATTACATATTTGGGTACGGCAGAATGCAAAACGTACCGAAAAACATTTACGACATTAGTAAGGCTAGGATGTCATACTCCGTTGTGGCTACTAACCTGACGGACATGATGCCCAAGTCCATGGTGTCAAGCTGTATTGGTTTTGCCGATATGCTTCAGCTTACACACCTAAAAATCCAGCAAGCCATAGCCAAGGCAAAGCCTGATGGATTGATTATCGATATCGAAGGGCTAGAGAATGTACAGCTCGGAAAGGGCGGTGAGCTTCAGCCATTGGAGCTGCACGATATCTACGAACAGACTGGTGTGTTCTACTATAGAAGTAAGAACCCAGAAGGTGGTTTTCAAAACCCCCCGATCAGAGAGATTGGAAACAGCATTAGAAACATCAACGAGCTGATTGGTTTGTACAATCACTACCTCCGCATGATTCGTGATACTACAGGCATCAACGAGGTGGTGGATGCTAGTACCCCTAAGTCTGAAGCCTTGGTGGGGGTACGTGAGCAAGCTATTGCCGCTTCCAATAATGCCACCTACGATATCACAAATGCGTCAATGATTCTTTATAAGAATGTTTGCAACGATATTGTAAAGTGCTTGCAGATTTTACCAGAAGAATCTGTAATTATGGAGGTGTACAAGAATGCTATTGGGCAGACAAACATGAGTATTCTTTCAAGCTTCTCTAGGCTGCCTATGTACAACTTTGGGGTTCAGGTTCAGAAAGACATGGACGATAAAGATCAGGCATACTTAGAGCAGGCAATACAGATATCGCTTGGTCAAAAAGAGATTGACCTAGAAGATGCTATGGCGATTAGAGAGCTGAAAGATGTGAATCAAGCCGAACGATTGCTCGTGGTTCGGAGAAAGAAAAAGCTAGAGAAAGCTCAAGCTATGGCTATGCAGCAGCAGCAGATGCAAGCTCAGATGGCGCAGCAGGCCCAGGCCCTTCAGCTTCAGATGGACGCTCAGAAGATGCAGGCAGAGGCACAGATAGAAGCTCAGAAGATGCAACTCAAAGCTCAACTAGAGGCGCAGACATCTGCTATGAGACACGAGTTCAATAAAGAGATAGAGCTTATCAGAGCGAAGGCTACGTTAGGATTCAAAGAGACTGACGAAGAGTTTAAGGAGAAGATCGAAGTCTTGAAGGAGGACAGGAAGGACGATAGAGTAAAAAAACAAGCCGTAGAACAATCGAAGCTTATCTCTCAGAGAAAAGGTCAGAGAACAGAGCTGAAAGATGAAGAGGGTAATCCTATGAGAAACTTATTAACGAATATGCAAGATGGCTAAGAAGGTAAATTTAGATGTATCTGAAAGCTTAGATATTACCTGTAGGAGGGGTGATACGTTTTCGCTTACCCTGACTCTAAAAGATTCAAGCGGTACAGCCATTCAGCTTTCTACACTAGACTATAGTTTTACCATAGATGTGAAATCTTCATCTAGTAAGCGTGTTAATGGAGTAAAGCAAAGGGAGACCGTGGCCTCTAGTGTCAACTCTCCCTCTGTTTCTGACTTAAAGACTTTAAGTGCGGCTCAAAAAACTCAATTGACCAATGGTTTTGAGTTTACGGATATTAGTGACAATGGGACTGTAAAGTTGACTGCTACTGCCGACACTATGAAGCAGTTCCCTGTTGGTGTTTTTACTTACGACATTCAACAAGAAGTAGGTGGTGTTATTAGCACTATCTTGCGTGGATCATTTACAGTGAAAGAGGATATATCAAACTAACATGGCTATAACAGTTACAGCAGCATCGGGCAGCACCTCGGTAACAGTTACAGCTCCAGCCTCTAGCTCTGTAACGGTTACTGAAAAAGGCATCAAGGGGGACAAAGGAGACCAAGGAGATAAAGGGGATCAGGGAGACCAGGGAATCCAGGGAATCCAAGGGATTCAGGGCCCGCAAGGTGATACGGGAGCTACTGGAGCCACAGGCGCTACAGGCGCTACAGGCGCTACAGGAGCCGCTGGCTCTGATGGCGCCGCCGCTACAATATCTGTAGGCACAGTTTCTACTGGCTCTGCGGGCAGCTCGGTAACAGTTACTAATTCTGGTAGCTCTTCTGCTGCTGTGTTTGATTTTTCCATCCCCAAAGGGGATACGGGGGCTACAGGCGCGACTGGACCTGCTGGGTCAGATGGAGGAACCAATATTGTCTTGGACACAAGCCCACAGCTTGGTGGGAACCTTGATGTCAATGGTCAAGATATCGTTACAACATCAAACGGAAATATAGAGCTAGACCCTAACGGTAGCGGTCAAGTTGTCTTTAAGGGAAACTCTACTAAGGGTGCTGGTCAGTTCACCTTAAACTGCGAGCAGAATAGTCATGGGATCGTGATTAAAGGTCCGCCCCACTCAGCAGGGGCCTCGTACACGCTAACACTTCCAAATACTGACGGCAGCTCAAACCAGGTTTTGAAGACTGACGGTAGCGGAAACTTAGACTGGGTTGCTCAAACTTCAGACACGAACACCAATCTCGGCAACACAAACTTAACGGCAGACAATAACAGGAGCTACGATCAAAACGGTAATGACCTGACTATTGATCCCAACGGAGGCACATTCTCTATATCGGATTCTTCTGGCGCTCCTGCGACAGCAGAAATACAGGTTGGTTCAGGGACATTGAGCCTCATGGGTCTGACGTTTCCTAGTTCAGATGGTACCAGCGGGCAGGCAATAACGACCAACGGGAGTGGCACTTTATCTTTCGCCACGATATCAAGCGGAGGTCTTGGAAATGTTGTAGAGGACACTAGTCCGCAGCTAGGTGGAAACCTTGATGTAAACGGCAACAAGATCGTCAGTACGTCCAACGCCGATATTGACATAGAGCCAAACGGAACTGGAGACGTACTTCTGGGAAACTTCAAGTTTGATGTAGACCAAAGCGTAGGTAGCGGTCAAGATAATTACGTCCTCACCTATGATAATAGTACAGGAAAGATTAGCCTTGAGGCTGCCACTGGAGGAGGTGGTGGAATATCTAATGTCGTTGAGGATA